TTAATCATATACCTTAAAGAACTTCTCGCACAAACTCCCCATCATATAGCATGGTTCCTCGCTCATCATGTCAATTCCATCCTGCTCACAGATATGCGCTACAACATGAAGAAGCTCATGACCTATCGTGTTGATAATGCTGCCATCTGATTCACACTCCCCAATGGCAAGCACACTTCTTCTTTCTGATAGGTTGGAATAGGTAAGCCCCCTATCTCCACTCGATAAAGACAGATGCTTGTATGCTTCCGATAACGGATTTCCGTTGCAGCCAATATCCGAAAGAGCATGGCATATCTCATCGGCATCAGGTGGCTGATAACCTATGAAACATACTATGCTCCAATCGTACTTCGGAAGTTGTATTACTCTTCTCATCATAAAACATCTTCCCAAGGAATAGGCACACCATTATGGCAGCAGTCGGCATAGAATCTGTTAAAGATGAAACCATCCTTCTGGTCGGCATCATCCACCATATCCTTGATGAACTGGGCTAGCTGCTCCTCATCCTTGATGGAAGACTTGTAGAAGTCTGCCCTCGCCATATTCGCCACATATACATGGTCGTAGCCTATCTTATTCTTCACCTCTATTCCCTGACCGAGCAGAAGGGAATCCACCTTCTCCTTATCCCAAAATGAAACACTTACATCACGCTTGGAGGAAGGGTCATACTTGTACATTAGGCTCACCGCCCACTCGCACATCTTCTTGCTGAAATGATAGCCATTGTATCTGAGATAAGAAACCATTCCATCAGGTTTGAGGTCATACATATCCAATGGCATTCTGCATCTGTTCATATTGCTGAATATTAAAGGGAGTCTGGTTCCGACATAAATGTCGCTACCAAAACTCCCAAGTTAAACATTAGCGACCGCCACCATTGTAGCCGCCACCACCTCTTTCACCATAGCGGTTAGGGTAGTTCCAATCATCGTTCACGTTGTTGAATCTACGTCTGTTCTCACGCTCTTCACGTTCCTCACGCTCTCTTCTCCAATCGTCACGATAATCAGGCATACGCTCACCCATACGCTCCTGCTTTATCTTTTTGAGACAAGACATAGCCTTGCTACCCAAACCAAGCATGGATTCGATGTTGTCATACAAATCATCGAACTTATCTTCTGTAATCTCAATCATTACCATAATCTTATGATTTTAAGTGAATAGATAGGAGATTACTTGCTCATGGTCTGCTGGAGCCATCCCATCATCTTGTCAATCTTGCCCTCAATACCTGAAACCTTACCTTCCAGTTTATTGATTTTCTCGGTCTGTTCCTTATCCTTGGCTATCTGGGGGTTGAGTTGCTGTAGCATTCCCTCACAAGATTCCACTACCCTCTTGTTGTAATCTACGCTCTCCAGTATCGCCTTGGATTGTCTCAGCATGGCATCCACCTCTGCACTCATAGCATCCTTATTGTCGCTAACCACAAGGTTCTTGTCGTTGGCTATCTGTCCGTTTGCTGGCAGTTGCTTGAAATCCACCTCCTCATCACCCAGCTTCACCTTCACGTCCACTACGGTCTCCATAGGCTGAGGAGTAAAGCCGTTGTTAAAGGTAGGATATTTCGTCTGAGGATTGCTTACTGAAACCACCTGACCGATTCGCAAGTTCGGGTTCTCGCCCTTGTCTAGGACATAGAATAAAGAATTAGTTCTTAAACCTTGAAACATAATATAATCTCCTATTATCTATTCTTGTTAAACAATACCCGACATTATCTGTAGGGTGTTAGTATCTCTCTCAAACCAGAACTGATAAACACCAGTTCCCTGCACGTCTGCAACCGTCAATGGTGCGCCATTATACTTGGTCACAGCCTGAGTACTTCCGTTGGTCTCGAAAAGGATAGGCAGCGTACCAGTCGTTCCAGTCGGAATAGCCTGCATCAGGTTCACGAAAATCGTTCCTCTGTAGCTGGCATTCAGGAAGGCGTGGTTTTTGAACGAGAAAACAACATTGTTGGTGTTCACAACCACGCCCGTAGAAGCGATAGCTGCAGAACCATTACGATTCACCCTTGTATATGGTCTTAACCAAAACATAGCAGCCTCCTTTCCTTATTAACCCCAGAATCCATTGTTAGCAGCATTCAAACCATACAAGCCAGCCTGATAAGCTACGCAGTTAGGAACCGCAGTAAATGGGCTGTAAGGAGTAGTCACGGTCTCAGGCAACTTACACTTGATACCAGCCACCTCGTTCTGCAAGCCAGCCAATACCTGATTGATAGGAGCCACCGCCTGACCTACAATCTGAGAGGTCATAGCAGAAGACTTGAAGGTGCTGTTCTCCTCACGGAGTGCATCAATCTTGTTCTGTAACTCTCTCATTTCAGCTTGCTTCTGACCGTCAACGATGGTCTGAGTGCTATCCTTGATAGCGTTGTGCAAGTCACAAGTCTGTCTCTGAGTCTCGTAAGCTACGTTAGAGAAACCACGCTCCTGACCATTAGCTACGTTGTTGATGGCATTCTGCAAGGTTCCAGTCTGCTGGCAGATAGCCAAGCGGTTCTCGCAGCAGCAGTTTGCAATTTGCTGAGCAATCTGCATATTACCCTGCTGCAAGGCATTGATAGTCTGCATACCGCTCATACCAACCTGATTACCTACACTCTGAACCTGAGAGGTCAAGGCAGAAATGGCACTCTGAATCTGACCTTCGGTGCAGTTCAACTGGGTAGCCAAATTGCTGAGTGCATTGCGGTTGCCACCGATGGCATCCATCAGGAGACCACGACCATAGTCATTGTTAATCTCGTTTGCGAGACCACCACGACCATTATTGCCGAAACCTCCCCAGCCGTTACCTCCCCAGCCCATGAGGAAGAAAAGGAAGATTACCCACATGAACCATCCACCTTCGCCACCGAAACCATTGTTTCCCTTCATGGCAAGAAGGACATTTGGGTCAACACCCTGCTTCTGGAGCAGAGGCGCAAGAAGACCGAGCATCCCATTATTAGATGTTGAGCCTTCGTTTCCGAATACATACGTTTTACTTTCCATATTATCCTGAATCTTTTGTTAAACATTAATTGATTAATACTACGTAACGTTACGAGTACAAAGATACGAATAATATGGATAGATATAGATAAACTCGTAAAAGATTCTATAAGTGCTTGATGAGCAAAGATTTATTGTTACGGAAAAGGTCGTAAATATACAGGAGGGGCGATTGGGTCTCTCCTATATATAATTAATGTGTAGCTATTACTAAATATGGATGCCGTACTTACGTGATAGCTTGTGGAAAAAAGCCTTCTTATTAGCGAAGTATCTGATGAGCGACTTATTCCACTTCTTTTCATGCCCGAACTGGTCATGGATGCCTTCGGGTATCTTGCCATCGTGAACATACTTCTCAAAGGAAGAGATAGACTTGCCCATTTCGTGAGCACACCAGCCCTTGTTGGCTTGCGTATCATTCATCATGGCAGTAAGAAGTGCCACAAGTTCCATATCTCCTTCCGACAGACCGCAAGGGATAGGCTTACCCTCTTCTTGGGCAACTGCTGATTCATGTGCCTTATCTGCGAGAGCACGAAGTCCAGCTTCGATGATGCTGTAATTTACTAATTGCGACATAAGCGTATAAAATTAAAATGAGTGTAATCAGGAACATATCACAATAGTACATCTGATTCGTGATAACGATGGAATCATACATGACGTGAATCACATTGACTCCTGCAATATAGAGAATCGGAATGCGCCACTCTACACACAATCGGTGCAACACCTGACCCTTCCAAAGAGAAATCGGGTAAAGAATGTAAGTGATGAAGTAGAAGAACCAGATAGGTTCCTCATTCTCTTCGTACCATAGTGTTATCTCCATTTTGTTGTCATAGAACTGAGATATACCATACCATCTGAAAAGCATGACCAATATAGGCGCATACTTGAAATAAAGCAAGTCAGTCTTAATCTTGCTGCGTTCGGGGAGAAGTTTCGTAATCTCTCCAATTAACTTCTTGACTCGTAGGTCTTCGTTTTCATCTTTTTTCATAAGCCTTCATTTTTTAAGTTTATAATGATTGGATAATCTTTTGCTGATGCAATCACCTGAAATTCAGATGTTCTTAGATGCTGCAAATATAAAAAGGAATAATGGAAACATAATAATTTAGGATATTTTTAATAGTTAAACTTTATAAATACTTACAGATTGATAGATTTACACAAGAAATAGAGGTAAAAAGTTTCAGATTGGAAGCATTATCCCCCGAAAGCCTAGCACTTTCAGGGGATAGTCATATATGTATTACTTCTCAGCCTTCGCCTTCTGGCTAGCCACAACTACCTTGTTAGCCTTCTCCAGCACGGCAAGAATCTTCTTTCTCAGGTCACGAATCTGCTTCATGTCCTCAGCGTTGTAGGCATCCTTGCCATCATCCAAGAAACCTTTCTTCAACTCGGAAATCTCCTGCTTGTCAAGGGAAATCTCGTCAATGGCATCAATGGCAGCCTTGTTGTTGTTGTAGTAGCCATCGCTCTGACTAGGAGCCGTATCAACCAAGAGGTCATAGGAAGTCTTGAATCCGTTCAGTTTGGTGTAGAGTTGTTTCAGCTTCAAGTCCTCGAAATCATCCTTCGGAGTAGCATGAGCCTTGTATATATCCTCGGCATTCAACTTGTGAGGTCTATACTCCTCCCCACTCTCCTCAGCACGTTCCTTCTTCTTGTCTTCCTCATACTTCTTCACCTTCACATCATCCTGCTTGTACTTCTTATACTCCTCTGAGCCGTAGAACCGCTCCAGCATTGAGTAATCGCCATCCACCTTAGCTTGTTTCTTCAACTTGCTCAGGGTATTGGCTGCACGGTCGTGGTTATCCTTCATATTCCAGAACTCATCACCTTGTTTCTTAGTAACCGGTCTATCATCAGGATTGCTGACGAACTTACTGAATAATGGAATATCAGCCACCTTAATTTCCTTCGGGTCATTGAGCGACTTGGTAAGCAAACCGAGCACCTGACTGCCCATGGTGTAAGCACCACCGAGATAAGAAGACAATACATGGTCAACCACAGCAGGGTTATTCAGATTGTATCTTGGGTCACCGAAAGCATCAATGCTGTTCTGCTGCACATCTGGATAGTCGTTTCCGATTGAGTTAACCATCCTTGATGCACGAACCAACCAATCAGGAGTGCCCACGTATGCCTTGGTAAAGTTAGGGTCATACTTGTTGTACTCTGTGTCCTTGAATAATGGCTTGCCAGTGAAGTCAACATTGAAAGCCAACTCAAAGACTGGTCGAATAGCATTCGGCATCAGACTGACAGCAATATTGCCATCATAGCCAGTAGGGTCAAGCGGAAGCATATCCACTACCTGACCGAGCAAATCTTCTGCATACTGGCTCCAACTTTCCTCAGCCAACTCGCCACCCATCATCTTAGATGCAATCATATCGCCTATTCCATAGAAGGCACGGAACTCCTGAGCAAGCGGAATCTTCACATACTCATGAGTAAACGGAACCCACATAATCAGGTTGTTTCTTCTATCCCACTTGGTGAACTGCCAGTACTTATCCTTATCATCATCACCACCCAACATACTCATCAGGGCAGCGTTAACGATAGGAACCAGTACACCACTCGCCAACCACGATGCAGTAACAGCCGTGAACTTGAATGGATGATGCTTAGCAAGCGCACCCAAAGTCTGCAAACTCTGTACTGCTGGGTTGATGAAGAGATAGAGGTTTCTAATCATCTGCCAGCCATATTCGCCAGTACCCTTGCGGTTGAAGTTCAATGTTACATTCTTGGCATCATTCACAGCCTCATCAATAGAACGCCCATATTGAATGGAGGTCATGTAAACCGCAAATCGGTTACTATCCTCAATTGCTCTGTTCAGGAACTCAATGCTATCCATAATGGTATGTCCTACCTTTACTGGGTTCGCCTTCCATCTATCCAAATCCTTCAAGTCGTTCTTGAATTTCTTCTTCAAGTCTTCCACGTCAAGCGAAGATACAAAGCCAGTTTCACCACCATTCATCATGAAGTCATAGAACATCTGTTCCTTTGGTGTAGCGTTTCCGTTGTTTACCTTATCTCTCAACTTTCCGTTCTGAAAATCTCTCAGCATGAATCCGAGATTCCAAGAGGTAGCAAGATTCTTTCTGAGCAGATAGTTGTACTTTGCATCCTCACGGATAGCTGTAGATGCCAGCGTCATGGTCAGGTCTCGGAAGTAGTTGGAAGGGATGAAGAGAGGTGAAAGACTGGTATAGGCAGCAGCCATCTTTCTACCCAACCAAGCAGCAGCCCTATCAAGTTTGCCGCTCTGAATCTCTCTTACTCGGTGTGCTCTGGTATTATTCATCGCCTGAGCCAACTGAGGGTCACCATTCACGTAGATAACATATTCCTCGCCATCCTTCATCACTCGCACCTCATGCTCTCTCTCCTCGCTGTGAGTCTGAGGATAGGCTATGTTCAATCCGTCTCTCTTCTGAGTAGCATCGCCAGTCTGAGCCATCTGCTCCATCTTCTTCTCAAAAGCATCAATGGCAGCCTTCACCTGATTACTATTCATCTGAGAACTAATCTGAGGTGTAGCAGGAATCCACTCCTCGTTGCCGTTGGCATCCGTACTCTTCACATACCAAGCCTTGCTCAGGGTCAGCAGGGAAGTTGGATGATTCTGAGCCAAGAGCATCAGGTGTTGTTTCACCCAGTTCTTGTTGTTCAGCAGGATTCCACTCTCTGCCATATTCTCGATGTAGGCGATAGGGTCATCAGCGATAGAGGTTCGTCCGTGTGCCTTCTTCAAGGTCTGATTGAACGCACCCTTTCCACCACCAATATAGTCCCATACTTGGTCGGCAGTAGTGCCATCCCAGCCACGGAGAGGAATATAATGGCTATACATATCACGCACATACTGATAAGTATCTTTGCTCATCATGCCAGCCTTATAGCCATCACGGAGAATCTTCTTGGTAGCCGCATTCGTTGCATCCCAGAGGTTGTGAGTCTCGGTTACATACTTATCCTCAATATCCTTTACCAGTTTGTAGGCAGCTTCCTCAAAGTCAGAACCACCTAATAGCTGAGACAAGCCTGAGTAATCAGAGACGATACCATTCTCATCATAACGATAGTCCATATAGGAAGGAGAGTATTTCGTTCTGAGAGCGTTGTCTCTCTGTCTCCAAGTATTGAAGTCTACTCTGCCAAACTCTAGGTCGCTATCATTAATGATACGGTTCATATCGCCCTTATAAGCCTTGTATGCCGCACTTCTCTGAGCCACGTCCTCAAAGTCAGCATCCAGTGACTTCTTGAAAGCCATCTGAGCATCACGCTCCAAGCCATGCTTAGCCATCATGTAGATACGAACATTATCATAGCTATCGCCCAGTACCTTCTTCATCTGATGATAAGCCTTTCTCAATGGCTGCAAGAACTCATTATTGTACTCCTCAAACTCGTTCTTGCCTTTGCCATGGCTGCGGTTCTCGGCAGTATAGGCATCCTCTGCCATGTTCAGGCGGTCAACACCAACTTCCTTCATAATAGCTTCCTGAGCCTTACGGATAGCCAGCATACTATCTTGGAAAGCGATACGTTTGAGCACAGAACCACGCTGCAACTCTCGGTTGAACTCTCCAAGGGCTGTATCGTCACTCAGAAGATGCTGCTCGTAGGTTGGAGCTGTCTTCCACAGAGCCATCTGTTTGCGGTACTCGTCTACTCTCCTCAGGAAGTCAACGGCACTCTCACCAGCGTTGCGTTGTGGGATGGTTGGCCTCTGAGCATCCTTTGGCAGATTATTATCCTTCTTCCACTGGTTCAGGTCGTGCTCAAACTGGTCATAGCGCAAGGAGAATCGGGTATTACCCACGATATTGGCATTATTCTCATCGAATATCACGTAGTTGTAATCGCCTTCCTCAGCACCGCCATGAATAAGACCAGCAGGGTACTTGATGCCGACAAAACCTATTTCACTCAAAGCCCTTGATGCTAATTCTGCACCATGCGAAGGTCTTTCACGGTCGAAGAAGTCTTCCAAAGCATGATAAAGTTCTTCACCTTTTAATGTAGGAAGTCTCTGCATGCCATTCTCAGGAGAGTCAAGTTTCATTTGGATGATACGCTCAATCCTATCTTTATCATATCTCGCTCCACCATCTTTGAAATACTCGTTTTCATTAAATCCATGATGAGTTATTTCCCAAAGTCTGTACCATTTTTCCAATGGGAAGTTTTGAGAATCATTCCATCCAAGATAGTTTCCGTTATCATCAGGAATATCCACATCATAACGGTTGGCATTTCCCTGAGTCAGATAATCTTCATCAATGGAATCAATCCACTTCAAGGCATCTTTATACTCAGCAAGTCTATCTTTCAAGTTCTGTTCATACTCAGTTCCCTTCTCTCTATCCTTCAAGTTTTCAAGGGTACGCTGAATATCGTTGGCATCAGCACCGACACGTTTCTTAGCAAACTCCTTGGCACTTGCCACACTACCACCAGTTGCCACATCGTTCACCATTTCACCAAAGACTCTTCTCTTGAAAATATCGTCCTTCACCCCATCAGGGTAGCGCATATTCTTATAGAGGTCAGCCATCTTTCTCTGCTTGGCTCTCTGGGCATACTCACGTCCAATCTTGCTAGAGTTTGTAACATATACTCCATGTCCAAATGTTTCACTTCCCTCGCCTTCCAAGGCATGAGACAAATCAAACTTGTCAAAGCTAGCACCAGTACCATGATAGGTACGGATGCTAAACTTAGGGTCAGAGCCAGTAAGCAGAGGAGCAATAACATGTTCCGTCAACTGGGTAGGGATTCCGTTGCCGATGATGGTATGGCTCAGGCTCTCGGAGAATGGCATCTTGTAATCATCGCTCACTCCTGATACTCTTGCGAGCACTCTACCCATGGCACGATATACCTTACCATCAGGCATCACAATCACATCACCGCTCTTGGTTCGGAGTGTTGGCAGGAGTTCATCAGCAAAGGCATGAGGAACCTTTCCGTCAGCATAGGCACTTCCCATCACATACAATGGCTTGTCAATGTTTCGCCAGTCAATGCCATCAGCCTTCAAGCGAATATCCATCCAAGGAGCCACACCATTCTTCTTCTCGGTCAGGGTCGGGATAATATCAGCCACAGCTTCATACCATCCACTCTTGTGCGCCATCTTCTCAGGCTTGGCAGGGAGTTTGCCATCACGAACCGCACGGACAATCAATCTCTCTCGGTTGGTGTAGCCGCCATAGTCAGCAGCGTTATACACATCTGCATCCCAAGTGTAGCCGTTGGCATCCAGAGCATCGGTAATAATCTTCATCGCATCCGAATCCTTATAGCCCTTCACATTCTCAATGGTCACCACCCTTGGTTTCACAGCATTGATAAACTCGGCAGTACTAGCAGCAGTCTCCTTGTCAAGTTCCACCTCAGCATGGTTACTCTTTGCCTGAGAGTAGTTCTTGCAGACTGGGCTGGCATGGAAGTACTCCACCTCGCCATCTATCTGCTTAACCAACTCCTTAGGGTCAACATCACGAACATCAGCAGTAACGATGTGCTGCCCGAAGTTATTGCGATAAACACCGCTTATCTTCTCGTCATACTCCACTGCCACCACTGGGTCGATGATGCCCTTCAAGCCTTCCTCAACAAGACCGCCACCGCTAAAGTAGGTTCCAGCCTTAATGAGAGTGCCATCCTTCAGGGAGAACTTAGGTTCCTCGCCAGCAATCTCTGCCTTGCGGTTCTCGCCCAGAGCCTGAGCAATATGAACCATCTTCTTATTAGCCATCTGCCAGCCGCTCGGCATATCATCAATGGCAGTCTTGATAGCATCATCCACCTCATCAGGAGTGTTCAGACTCTTCAAGTCCTCAGCCATATCAGCCGCCCCACTCTCCTTTCCGTCAGCCATATCATGGAGAGAGAAGGACACATCGCCCACGCCCAAGAAAATCTGGTCTTTACGAGCCACATCCTCAGTAGATTCAGCGAGAGTTTTTCTTCTCTCATCAGGAGTCATGTTCAATCGGGCAGATACGTTTCGAGCTTCTACCTCACCAGACAGAGACTTGTAGTTTTTGTAGGAATCCTTTTCGTTTGCGTAAGCATTATAAAGAGCTTTATTTCGCTCTGCAAGAGCCTTGGCTTCATCTTCCTTTCCTTCTGCCCTCAACCCCCTTATCTGTTTAATCACTTTCTCAAATTCATCCTTAATTGCATCTCTCACAAATTGTTCGCTTCCACCCTTAGCAAAACCCTCTTCATGCTGGATATAGTGTTGAACTTCGTGAACCAATGTTCTTTTCAGAAGACGAGTTGCTATTTTATAATGTATATCCAAGTCATATTTTATTGCCTCACGAATACCTCCAAGATTCAAAGTAATGGTATTATCATAATAAGAACCACCCATCTTTGCTCTTCCCTTCTGAATCTTCACATCTTTCAATTTTGGATAAGCATCAAACAACTCAGGGTATTCCTTGAACAAATCGTTTGGTTTCTCTACAATATCAGAGAGAGTCAGAGTCTTCTTATTCACCCATTCCTTCGGGTCACGGAGAACAACATCAGGCATTTCGTATCTCCACTTACCATCAGCACCACGCTCCCAGCCAGTAGCTGCCTTGATAGCCTTAGCCTTCTTTTTGTTCTTCTCCATATCCTTTGCCACGGAGAGATTATCCATGCGGATGGTACGCTCCTCTGCCTTGTCAGCAGCAGCCGCACCACGCTCGCCAGCGAGAGAGAAACGGATATCATTCTTGCGAGAATTGAAACGCTTTGAAGGAGGTATCACGTTGCCTTTATTATCATAAGTAATGAGGTCATTCAACTTACGATTATTCTTGGCATTCTTATATCGGTATTCCTTGCCATCATCAAAGCCGAACTCATTAGCATCATTGCCATCCCACCATAATTGATTTGCAGGAACCTCGTCTTCAATGATACGATATTTTCCTTCCAATCTATTGTCACCGTGCATTTCAGCATACTTCTTTGAAGGAGTAACCCAGTCACCATTACGCAACTTTCCTTCCTTTACAGAAGTAGGAACGGCACGATAAACCTTAACCTTAACATCTTTCTCGCCATTCTTAATGGCATCAAGTGCATTCTTTATAACATAAGCAGACTCCAATCCATAAGCAGTATTGTTCATATACGCTCTTGGATTGTCGAAATAATCATCAGGCTGCAAGCTATAACCTAATGCAATATCTTCCAAGTTTACATCAGGAGAGTTTTCTATGTCGGCTCTTCTAGCCTCATCAGACTCATATTGAGGATTTGAAGGAGCAGCCCACGCTCCCTGACCTTGGTAATCGCTATCAACGTCACCGTAACCATTACGTCTGGCTGATTCATCAAGCATTTCCCTTGCCGTTGATTCATCATTATTAGAAATGGCATCCATATAACGCTTATCAAGTTCATCAGTTGGAATCAGAGAGAGTTCATCCAGATGTTTCTGTCTCTTCTCTTCCTCTTCCTGCGCTCTTTTTCTTGCAGCTTCCATAGCATTGCGCTCTGCTTCAACCTGCTTCCTTCGTTCCTCAATCATTGCATCAAGGTCACCAAAGTTCTCTTTCAAGACTTCATTTACAGGCACGGTGTACTTCATAAGTTCCTTAAATGAGGAAATCTTGTCTTCATTTGCCTGCAACAAATATCGTTTGATGTTTGCTCTAGCACGAGCAGCCTCAGCAGTAGAACCTTTCTCAACTGCATTCGCATACATAGCGACATCATCCTCATTTACTCCAAACTTTTCTGCAACACTTTTGATTTTTTCGTCCTTCAATGAAAACTTTTCGCCATTTTCCTTGGCAGTTTCAAAAGAATTGATTATATTTGCAGCAGATTTAAGCTCTTCATCTGTTATTGTGGTTCCAGCATGGGGCTGGAGGGCCTCGATAAAGTGAAGGGCTTTTTCTTTGTCAACATTGCTTATTCTACCTGTATTTACCCAATTTATGATACCTTTTTCTTCCTTTGGATAGAGAGAAGTAATCTGATTAACCTCTAATACGACACCACCTTTTCGATGCTGTTCAACCGCTCTAATTGCTACGATAAAGTTCTTACCGTCTTTTTGAAGCTCAGTAAGTACAACATGGTCATTGGCGTTAGTGCTTTTAAATACTGCAATCGGTTCAGCAATAGCCATTGGCAAATTCTTCAAGTCGCTTGCATTAAATGGATGGTTATTCTTGTATTTATCACCCGATTTACGCACAAACTTATCAAATTCCAACTCAATATCTGCATCAGCAATTCCACCAGCCTTCAAGAAGGAACTAGAGCGACCCAAGTGAAGAATCTTATCCTTTTGGTTAGGATTCTTCACTAACTCATCTAATCTCTGATTGAAAGCATCGTTTACCTTCTTCAACGAAAACTTAGTGTTACCAACTATCTTTGCATCATCCTCATTAAATATCACATAGTTCAAGTCACCTTTTTTCGCTCCACCCCATATCGTACCAGCATAATACTTGATACCTGTAAAGCCGAGTGAAGATAGAAAGTTGCTAGATGCCACAAAACTGTCACGTTCCTCAAACTTTGTTCCATTCAACGCATAATACAACAGACCATTGTAAACATCGCCAAAGTTTTTGTCAAGTGAGTAACCATTGCGTACCAACCTATCAACATCAACACCTAGTTTCTCCAAACCTTCACGAACAATCTTCTTTTGCTCCTTATTCATTGGTTTGTTCCAATCAAGGTAATTGTTGCCAGTATCATCAGGTATCTCTACCTCGTATCTGTTAGCCTTGGCACGTTTCAAAGAAGGAATATCTTCCTCTGTCAAGCCCTCAAACAAAGACTTCAACTTATCGAAATCAGCCAACTCCTTCTGTGCTGCATTTTTTTTCCACTCTGGCTTAGTCTCGTCATTGACGATATTCTCATCCTCCTTGATAAGTTCATCCATTCTGTTAAAAGTTTCCTTCTTTGACTTAGCGAAAGAACTTCTCACAGCATTATCAATGAATCTACCGAACCAATTATCACCATTCTTGATAGCCTTGAAAGCCTTTGGAGTCTTTATCTTCTTTACCTTAGCTTTCAGAGCATAGGATGCACCGATTTTAGCCGATTTAGTCACGTAAATACCATGACCGAAAGTTTCTGAGCCTGCACCTTCATAGGCATGTGAAGTATCAAAGCGGTCAAAGTTCGCTCCTGTTCCGTGATAAGTCTTCAACGAGAACTTGGTGTGCTCTGTGATTTTCATATCCTCAGGCTTGAAGATAACATAGTTGGTATCGCCTTCCTTTGCACCGCCAAAGATAGTACCAGCCTTATACTTGATACCAGTGAAGCCAATAGAAGACAGGAACTTACTAACTGCACGACTAGCATTTACATCTTTCCACTTCTTTGTTTTTCTTAAAGCATGCATTAGAAAATCATAGGAATTACCGCCAAATGAACCATCAAAAGAAAAACCACGCTTTTTAAAGTCGGCAAAATCTATTTTTAATCGCCTTAATTCTTTAATAATTGTATTCTTCTGTTTATCTGTCAAAGGAGCATCCCAATCCAGATAGTTGTTTCCATTATCATCAGGTATATCCACCTCATAGAGATTTCCCTTATACTTTTTAACACGGATATTTCTAGGAGCAAGTATGAGTTCTGCTGCATCTACTTTGTTCTGATAACCACTCCTTATACTACCATAAGTACCTTTAAGAAGGTCTTTAAAATAAGCGTAATCACCTTTTCGCAATATGCTTTTAGCTTCTGATACACCATATTTTTCAAGATTATACAAGAAATCATCAAGAATATTAGCGTTGTCTATACCTACCTTATCCAACAAAACAGAGCGCAAATCATCCTCAGACATTTCCTTACCATTATAGACGTAAGTAGGCTTTTTACGTGTCAACTCTACATAGCTTTTTCCTATCTCTTCCGATGAAGTAACATAGCCACCCCAACCGAATGCTTGTGAGCCTGCACCCTCGCCCATGTGGTCGAAGTCAAACTCTGTGAAGTCAGCACCGCTACCATGATATACCTTCAACGAGAACTTAGGAGCATCAGCTATCTCCTGATTGATGCTGTTCACGACATCATCAGTAACAATATCGCCCTCCTGAATCTGCTGAGGTTCACGACCAGCCTTGCTTACCAAGTCTGCTTGCTCTGCTCTGGTCAAGATACGGTTCACCTTCATCGCACCAGTAATCACCCAAGGGTCAGTCTCAGGGTTCGGGTTGGTACGATACATATAATAGCCATCAGTAGGCAGATGTTTCAAGCCAGCCAATGAATGCTGATACTTGCCCGATGGATTGATACCCTCTTGGCGAGCTTCCTCCTGATAATCTACATCAGCAGCATACTCCACCTCAGCGAAGACGAAGTTCTTAGGGAAGAGAGTCTTGTTGCCCTCAGCATCCTTTCGGTTGAACTGGATAGCGTAAGGCAATACACCAAGATGCCAGCCTGGTCTATAGGCTAGCTTACCGCTACCGCCTTGTGTCCCCTTGCCGCCCTGCTTAACCTGAGGTCTGCCAGTCTTGCTTTCTCCAGCAATAGGAGCCGCATCAGCATCGAGCCACACACCGACTGGGGTTTCTGCACCGTCAGGGTTCGCTACCATTGGTGGATAGAGTTTACCATCCTTTAGCACAAATACCTTGTAGCCGATACCCTTCTTCTTAGGCTCAGGCTTCTGACGAAGAGAGAATGAAACATCTTCGCCAGTCTCAGAGTTTGTCACCTGACCATTGGCAGTTTTCACGTAGGCTTGTTCGATGGAGCGTATGATGTTCTTGGTTACATCGCTATACTCAGTACCAAAGAATGCCAACTTAATCTTCTGCAATATCTCATGGATAGCAGCGAGCAGAGGATGAGACATCTTCATAGCGAGAGTGTGAGCAAGGTTCAAGTCACGAATCATTTCGCCTACCGCATCAGCAACAACCTCCTCAGCATAGTAATCTCTAGCACGTCCAGAGAATCCAGCATCAGAATATCTCTGCATGGTCTCATCTACCGCCTTGTCGAAGGCATCAGAGCCATAGGTATCAAGCACAAGCTGAGTCAACTCATTGTATGCAGCAGGGTTCTGGTTCTTGATTTGGTGGGTCATTTCGTGACCGAAGATAAACTGAGCACCTTCCGTGATAGAAGAGTCAAGAGTGATGAAGATGGTACGATGCACGTTGCCATCGGTATCCGTAGTCTCCTGAATCCAGCCGTTGCCCAACTTGTCAGAGTACTGCCATTGAATGTTAGCACCCATCATCTTAGCCAGTCTCTCGAAAGCCTTACGAGTCTTCTGACCTACGATATTGTCAACGACCTTCATATCATCCACCTTATTCTTCTCTACGTCAGCAGCACGCTCGGCAGTTGTCTGCTGCTTGCCATTCTCCTTGGCAGAGAAAGGAAGGTCAGATTCATCACGCTCTGCGCCTAAAGGATTCTCATCAGTAGCATCCTCAGGAACATTTATATTATCATTTATTTTGTCATTTGTCTTCTCATTATCCAAATCATTACCCAAATCATTAGATTCATTAGACGATTCATTATCCAACTTCGCCTCTGACTTCGCCTTCAACTCAGCCTTTTCATCCGACTTCGCCTTCAACTCGGCCTCTGGCTCAGCCTTGTGCTGCTCAGCATAGGCTGCATTCTCCTGAGCACGTTTCTGCTCTTCAAGTATGTTCTCTGCCTGAGCAATGCGAATATTTTCAACAAAATTTCTAGCTTCCGATGCCTTGAAACCGCTATTGAGCACACCGATAAGTGCGTTGCGAATATCCTGAGTATCGAGTGATTCAAGGTTAGATGGAAGATTCTCCAATAGACTATGAACGAGCGCATCAATCGTAGTTCCCTTGCCATCAGCAGCGAGCAACTGAGTCTTGGCAAAGTCTTCTCTGCTCAATCCAGTCTCTTGCTTAACACCCTTGCTTGTTTCTGTTCCCTCATAGTTGAGAGAATGAGCACCGAGGTTGCTAGCCACATACTCCTCAGCAGTAAGCGGAATGGTATCAGTAACGTCAATGCCAGTACCATCATACAGACGATGAAGGAGATAGCCGATGGTATCTCTGTAGAGTTGTGATACAGCCTCAGCATCATCCTTCACAGCACTCTTCAAACGAGCGAACTTTCTTCTTGCCTTCTCAATGAGTTCCTTTCTACCCTCAGCAGTATCTTCCACCTTGGCAAGTTGTCGCTCATTATAAGCATCACGGATAGCGATAGCAGAGTCATAAGCCGCCTGAGCATCAGCAATAGCCTTCTCCTTGGCATCCTTAGCCTCCTTCTGCTCCACGAAAGTCTTACCCCTCACGGTCATGTTGCTAGCCTTGTCGAGTGCCTTCTTTGCATCAGACACATATCCAGATACGATACTATCTGCATCCTCACCAAACTGATTATCATATAGCTCAGCAGTCTGTGCGGCAGTCAGCTTCGAGAAGTCAGGATTGCCATCCTCCAGCATAGGCACGATGGTTCCATCTTCAAGGGTAATGGCAGGAGTCTGTTCAGTTTCAGGAGTCTGTTCAGTTTCAGGAGTCTGTTCAGTTTCAGGAGTCTCAGCAGATTCAGGAGCAGCAGTCTCCTCAGTAGGAGCAGCAGTCTCGCCATCTATTGTCGGAGTTTCCACCTCTATCTCACCTCTATTCTCTCCACTATTATCCTCTATCATTGAGGATTCAGGCATAGCTTGTTTGTATTCATCAAGCGACATAGAAGAGATAGTTGCCACATCTTCTTTGTTCACAGCATGAGGAACAATAGTACCATCATTCTTCAACTCCACTACCTTAGCCTTGGCACCAGCATCACGAATGAGGAACAATCTAGAGTCAGGATATTTGGTATTACCATCCTTGTCGAGCACATCAACGAGCACCACGTTACCATTATCATTGAGAATCTGATTGAAGTCAAATGAAGGTTGAGTCTCTTCTGTCTCCTGAGTCTGCTGGGCAGCACGTTCTTTCTCCATCTGCTCACGCTCAGCCTTGGCAGCTTCCAGTCTCTTCTGGTCTTCCAAGTCTTTCATCTGCTGCAAGTCTGCAAGCGAATAAGGATTCTCCACCACGTTACCATCTATAGAGATAGCAGCAGTACCATCACCATAGTCAGACAACACCTCATAGGTATGTTCAGAGTCATCAGTATCAGTCACATTGAACTGGGAGCCAACTTCAACGGTTCCATCAATGATGCCAGCCACTTCTTTGATAGCATTCTCTTTAGCATCAGATACCGCCTGAGCCTTCACTTCATCAGCAGGAAGTTCTTCACCCAGTTCAGCGAACATCAACGCATCTGCATGTTCTACACTATTCGTTGTCGGGTCATAGTATAAAATCATATCATCGCTATTGCTTACATCAATGGAGCCATCATCATGAGTAGCAATATTGCCACTGATAATATAGACACCATAGTCTTCCAAGCCGCCTGATGCTTTGATAGTAGCGTTACGGACAGAACCACGACTCTGGTCTGTGTACATATCAACTCGCTGTTCTGCCTGATGAGCAGCGAGGTCAACCTTATCTTGTGCATCATCAACCACACCTTGGTATCGGGCAGAAGACAACTGGTAGTCATAGATAGCTTGGTCAAGTTTATCATCCTGCCCAGTCAGGGATTCCAGTTCCTCATCACTCATGGCAGATAGCTGCTGTTCAGAGATACCCAAGGCTGCTGCAAGAGTCTTCATCTGGTCTTCCTGCTGAATCTGAATGTCATGCTTGTCTGCATCATCAGCATCATGCCCCTCAGAATAAGCATTGTCAATATCTGCCTGATGCTGCTCCTCAGGTGTTGTTGGCTCGTTGGTAATCTCCTTGGCATTCATTTCAGCAGTCTTGGCAATATTGTAGCCACGCATCTTCATCAAGTTGATACCATAATTTACAGCAGCATTAATCTGCTCCTTGGTCATGGTATCTCTCTGTCTGAGAATATCAGCCAGCACACCACCCATCTGCTCGTTGGTTGCATTGTCAATCTTATCCTTGATGTCTGCCCAGTTATCGCCCATAAGGTTCTGTGCATCAATATCAGCCACGTTCACCTTGTTGCGGAATCGGTAATACTGAGCACGATTGTAGATACCTTTTACTGGTCGGGAGCCAGCACCCATCGCATACATAGAACCGACAGAGATAGCCATACCACCGATGATGTCGAGTTGTTGTCTAGCATCAAGGAGGTCACTCACCTTACCTTCACCATCCAGCAGGGCATGAAGAGGAATACCAATTTCCTCCTCCATCACTTCCTCAGCGAAACCATTGATACCGAACTTCTCCATCCACTTCTTGGAATTGGTATACCATCCGCTCTTGCCGATATTCTTGAAGAACTCAGCAGAAGCATTCATACCATGTTTCTCCATGAAGTTGACAGCACCCTTCTTGATACCATAGTTGTGACCGAAAAGTTTTTCTGTATAGTTCTCTACCATAGCAGAGGTCATACCCTTATAGAGAGCAGTACCAATAGACTCACCACCCTCATGCAGAAGATTTCCATTCTCATCGAAAGTACCAAACTTATAATCACCCTTCTCATCCTGATACAGATTACCAAGATGTCGCTGCATGATGTCAGCACCAGTCTTCAACGCTTGCTCAGTTCCAGCCATTGCATACGAGCCGATAACATCGCCAGCCACGATACCAGTATTCTTCAAGATGGCAGCACTCACCTTGCCCATGCCACGTTTAGCAGCAAATTTCAAGGCTCCACGACTGATGCCCTTGGTAATACCACCATAACCGCCAGTCAGGAAGAAGTCAGCCATAAATGGGAGACTCTGCCCTGCAATTTTCGTCCAACGATAGACGTTACCCATCTTCTCATCTTCGAGAGCCGTAGCAGCATCCGCACCAAGTTTACTCTTCAGGAGCATCTTATCAGAACCAGAGAGAGGAATATTGTTATCCATCTTTGTCTTGATACGTTCCATCTGCCCCATGATAGCGAAGTCAGTCAGACCGAAATCCCATGTTTTTGCAGTAAATGCAGTATTGTCAAGAGCCTTCAAGGCATCCTCACCCCAGCTACTTGTAGGATATTGTTTCACCGCTTCAAGCGCTCCAATCTGCTCAGTAACCAGAGAAAGAGAGGTTGCCAACTTATTTCTATAGTCACTCTGCTCAGCAGTTCTTCCGTTACTTGCACCGATACTAGCACCATAAGAGAGCAAAGGATTTCCGTGTTGGCGATTATCCTCAGCGATAAGAGCTTCAATCTCCTTCTTTCGGGCATAGGCATCAGCCAATTTCTTGTCAAACTGCTTTTGAGCACCTTCCTCAGTAAGGTAGGTTCCATTCTTGCCGATGTTCTCCTGCAAGTCATAGTTACCTTTCTTGTCACGAACATCAAAGGCAGATGGTATCTCACCAGTATCTACCGCTTCCTGATATGCATTGTTTTGCTGGTCAAGAATAGCTTGTTTCTGCTCAGCTTCAGGAAGAGAATAAACATTCTCATTGTCCGATGTAACGTATGCGCCAGTCTTGCCAGTCTCAGGATTGTAAGCAAAATCATCCTTCACAACATTGTTTGCATCACCACCATAAGGAGTCTGATGTGTACCCAAGTTCACACGACCGAAATCCTTCTGCTGTTTCTGCTTTCGTTGTTTCAGTCTGTTGTATCTGCCAGCATTGTTCATTGTCTGCTGAGCACTAGCCGAGATAGCTGCTGCCCCAGCAGAGAAACGAGCACGGTCAGCAGCACTCATAGGAACACTACCGCCCTTCGCTCTAGATGAAGTCTTACTACGTGGTTCAAAGAGTGCAGAGTAAAAACGCTCATAAGTTGATGGAACATCAAAGTTCTGAGCCTTCAAGTTCTCGTAGATAGCATGTCTGTTATCCGCACCACCTTTTCCGTCTCTTGTCAGAGCACTCTCAAACTTATTGTAATCATCAGGCACATCATAGTTCTGTGCTTTCAGATTCTTGTATAAAGTGTATAATGGTCTTTCTGCCATGATATATATATATGTTTGTTACCAAATTCTTGTTACCAATTCTGTTACCATTTTACGCCAGTCTTCTTCTTGCCACCAGCCGAAGAACCGCCAGCCTTATGTGTTGTATGCTTGCCGCCACCAGACGGTTTACCACCTCCAGCAGAACTACTTCTTCCTTTCAATCTATCCATAATATATCTCACGTTAGTCTGAGTAACATTCTTGATTCTCAACTTTCTTTTAAGTTCATTAATCTTCTTCTGCCCCTCAGGAGTGTCCATCAGGTCGTAGTACTCATACCAATAACCAGCAGTAGTTTGATTACCGCCAGAAGATTTCTGAGCCTTATTAGAAATTCGTCCTTCTCGCAGTCTAGCAAGTGCATCCTGAGCAGCCCAATGGCTTATCTGACCATCAGCAAGCATCTTCTTAATCTTCAACTGATTATCCTTATACTCGGCATCATTGGTATATTTCAACTCACTAAGTTCAAGTCTTCTGTTACCTTGGTCAATTCTCTGCTGCCCTTGGTCATTCTTCACCTTGTTGATTTCGTTCTGCATATCGTGATACCTCACCAGTTCAGCGAGAGTCAGGTTATTCTTTCTTTTTTCCTCATCAAGAGCGAGTGCCCTCTGATACCCAGCCAGCCATAATGCCCGATTCTTTTCTCTCTGCTCATCCATATATGCCTTGCGTTTGTTCACCGCCTTAGTCATATCCGACTCTGGATTGTGTACCACCTTGGCACCATTCGTAGCAAAGAAAATATTGGCGAGCGCACGAAGACCATCACCCAGAGCAGCGATACGAGCCTTGGTACGTTCCTTCTTTTCTCGGTTCGCCCTCTGCTCTTCCGTCTCCTGATGTTCAGGATTCAGTATCTTATACATATCAGCATAGGACAACTGCTTAGGCTGAGGTTTCGACTCCTCCTTCTTCACGATAGGTACGGATGGTTTATCCTCCTCATCATTAGAAGCACTCTGATTTACATCTACCCCATTGGCGATGGCTTGTTGAGTAGCGATAGTCTTCTCTCTAGCCGCCTTCATCGTAGGTGTTTCATTCTGAGGAGTGGCAGCATTCATCTGGTCAACCTTCTTTCCAGCCGCATCAAGTTGCTGCTGGGTGAAGACTGGAGCCTGAGTCTGTGCCACCTTCTGAGCGGCATCCACCCCACTCTGCTGCTTGTTGAGAACACGCTGTGTTGTCTTCAAGCCATTATTGTTTCGTAACATATCTGAAGCTTTCATAGGCTATGCTTTAATCTTTTGAAGTTTAACCCCAAGGCTATTCAAGTCACCCTCAGAAGGAAGAGCTGTAGCCTTCGCCTTTAAGCCGAGAACATCATTGGAGTTCTTGGCAATACCATTCAACTGCTCCTGAGTAACATTCATATTGGGAGCCTTCTTTGCTCCAGCACCGCTATCAATAGTTGCAGCGATGTTGGCAGCAGTACCAGCCACGCCAGCCACCGCATTGGCAGTATCAGCAGCCTTCTCAGCTTCCATACCCATCTGTTGTTTCTGCAACTGATTCTTTCTGTTCATATACTGCTGCTCGATGTTATCCTTTCGGGCATCATTTGCAGCTACAATCTGTGAGGTAGTATCAGCAAGAGTCTTGTTGTTCGCCTCCTTCACCGCAGTAGTAGAATCTTCCGTACCGCCCATTACCGCTTGTCTTCCCTTAGCAGCCTTGTTTCTGTTCTTAATCTGCTCCTGCATCTGTGTGAGCAAGCGAACCGTATCAGCACGCTTGGTCGGGTCGGCATTGTATGTTCTGTCATACCATGCCTGATTTTCTCTCTGTTGCTGGGCAATCATCTGCTCCTGCTTACGTCTCGCCTTGCGGTTAGCTATACCGCCAGCGATGCTGCTTGCAAGTCCAAGACCTGCCCCGATTAATGCTCCTAACATATATATGTATTTTAATTATTAATAATGGTACAAAGATACAGATACCATCCGAGATTCGTATTTTATCCATTTATTTAAGCAGGTAAGTTAACGGATAAAGTTTCCGTTTGCCAACAAATTACTATCTTTGCACCAAAATAGTTAAGACAATGGCAGCAGATAGAAATACAAAAGGTCAGTTCGAGAAAGGTCGAGCAAAGACTGGAGGTAAGCAGAAAGGGTACGAGTCTCCTATCACAAAGGAGTTTCGTGAGCTGTGTGCCGACTTTTCTAGAGAGGCTTGGGAAGACTTCATGGCTGCATGGTATAAGTGTGAGCCGAAGGACAAGGTATCAACTTTCATCAAGATACTAGAGTTTAACTGCCCTAAGCTACAGACCGTCACTCTTGACGATAAGCGTGAGGTTCACAATGCCCTCACCGAGAAGTTGAGACAGATGTCAGAAGAAGAAGGATAATATTAAAATCTTCATAATATAAATTTTAAATAATTAGAAAACGATTTGTTTTTTTCATAGGTTTTTGGTTTATAGGTTTTAAGATTGTTAGGATAACGAAATAGGGAATGCGTGAGCACTCCCTATTCTTTTTTATCACTATCAGCGACCACCTCTCGCTCTTCTATCCCCAGCCATATCCGTCTTGGAACCACGATTCACCGATGATGGCTTATACCTAATTCCTGAACGTGTATGACTAGCATCCATGCCCTTGCGAGAAGCTGCCCCATACTTCTTATCGTGAACAGCGTTATGTTTTGCGAGTTCCCTTCTTTTCTTTTTTTGAGATGGAGAACTCTCAAATTTGCTATCGTACATGGCTTTCTTTTTCTTGCTAAAGGATGCTCTTGATAATATTTAGCAGATTTACTTACCATTTTCTTTAATTCTTTATATTCTGTCTCATATAAAAATTTATATCCAATTAACCGCCAGCCATTCATGAATGTGAATCAATGCAGCACCAACTACCAGCGCAATCAATCCTGCACACACACCGAAGATGTCTGCCCACATATCATCGGCATCCACCTTCTCCTTGCTGACTAGCTTATCAATCACCACCTCCTTGAAGATGCCTATAACGAATGTAGCCAGAGTAGCGAGCCATAAGTTATAGGTCAAGAAGAATATCATTTGCACCATCACCATGCTAACCACGAAGTACAGCACTTTATCCGTCTGCAACCCACAGAGCCAGTTCTTAGGCTTGGTATACAGAGTGTTCCATATCATTCTAATCATTGTCTTTATCTCCAATAAAGTTCACGATGTTCCTTCTTCAACAAATCACCAGTTCTACACCACCAATCATTCGGACTCGCTTTAAGATACTCCTCAAACTCAGGGCAGTTCTCTTCGTGAGTAAGATGAGGATGAGAATTAGGCTTGAACTGATGCACACACAGCAAGTCTGCATGATTGCCACCATAAATGCGTGGCGGCATAACATCTTTCGCCTGATGCCACACCTTGTTGAGGTCAATGAGTTCTGCCCCATCCAGTTCCTTCAGGACATTATCAATCTTACCAAGCACACGATTCAGGACTTCTGCCCTATCCGTGCCACCCTTAGCAATTAACCAATTAGCATCACTCAGGGCACTTCTAATCAACATATCAAGTTCCATAAGCCAAAATTTTAATTATTAACTTCGTTCAATATCTTAATTACTCTGCTAAACATAGAGCCAGCCCAATCATCCTCACCTTTATGATGCAAGTGTATATAGTCATACACCGCCCTATAGAAGGTCTCGGAAGTATAGCGCAAGCCGTAGTCTTCCGTCTGAAACTCATCCTTTGCGGTCAACTCGTCACATTCAAGATGACGCTTATGAGCTTCCATCTTGCCATCTACCTTCAAGACCTCATACCCATACTCCTCACCATTATGAATAGGGCAAAGGCACAACTCACATACATGCTGCTTGCGAGCAGTTCTGACCTGACAACTGATTGACTCTATCTTCATAGCTTAATGTCTTTTCGATTTCTCGATGTTATATTGGTCACAGATGTCGCAATATGCGCCATAAGCCAAGTTGTCAACCATTTCATTGTACTTGTCACCATTATGACCTTTCACCCAGTGAAAACGAACTCCTGCCAAATGAGCAGAGCATTTCTTATATAACTCATAGAGGTCAGGATTCTTCTTTGGCTTATATGACTTGGAGAGCACCAAGATACAATACTGGCTATCTGTATAAATATCAAGATAAGCACCATCTGGACAAGACTTAGCTGCACTAATGATAGCAAGCAATTCCATACGATTGTTTGTTGTCTGTAGTCTGCCATGATTCTTCATCTTGACAATCTCTCCATCCTTCAATACGATGTAAGCAGAACCTCCTGCCTTATACTTGGAATGGTTGTCACAACTTCCATCCGTATAAGCCACATAGTTCATGCCATTATCAGGAAATGGCTCAACTGGGTCGAAATTTTCCGACTTTTCAGCCAATTTTTCTCTGATTGCTCTAGAGAATTTACCTTTAGCGTTGAACACACCAAAGTTAGCATCTGTGAGAATCATCCAGTTTACTGGTTCCCCTCCATTTGCCTTCTTCCACTTCCTTTCATCAAGATAATCATAAAGACTCTTGATGTACTCATCTGTTCCATAGTTCTTCGATATACAATATCTCTTGAACTTCTCATAAGTAGGTTTATCCATAACTAATTGTTTATTATATATTTTCTTTCTTTCAATGTAGGTTACCAAAACAAACATCTAAGCAATTAACAGAAAAATCCGTCAGGGATTCCTCCAATACTCATGTCTCTCTGAATAACCTTTTCACTCTGCTTGCCATAGATAAGATGCCTGAATCCATCGGTCACCGCCCTATTAGCGATAGAGTAAGTACAAGCAAGGACTACAAATCCAAGAGTGCCGACAATAAAGTCTGCCTTGGGTTTTCTCGTTCTCAACAAAGTTCTCTTCGTTTCTTCCTCATTCCTGATGTCAAAGGAATGTTTCTCGGCAAGAGTAGAATTAATCTTACCACTGGCAATAAGTCTTTTCTTTATTCTCGAAACAGAACTACTACTTGTATTGAGAGCCTTCTGAAATTGCTTTATTGTGATAGCTTTACCTTTGGCACCGACCTTTTCACCCTCAGGTGCTTTCATGCAACAGTCCTTATGCTCGGCAGCACAAATCTGAAATTCAAAAAGTTTCTCGTTTATAAGATTGAATAATTCCTTCAAGGTATAATCTTTTACCTCAAACTTACATACCATAGCACCACGATACTCACGACCCTTTCGAGTCCACTTTATCGTATTGTCACGGAACGAAGAGACAATAACCTTGTTTCCGTCTACCGAAAACAAAGCATCATCTTTCATGTCTTGAATAAGTCTTTCTGCTTTTGGTTTACCAATATGTAATCCTTTCCTCAATTTGTATTCCGTAACATTCCACATTACAGAATTGCTATGCTGCATCTTTATCCAAATAGCAACAGCAAGAAGTTCCTTCATGCTCTTACTTGAAGAGTATGCTTTCAAAAGTTCTATGGTTACATTTATATACTGCATAACATAAAAAAGAGTCCCAAAGTCTTGGTTGCAGCAAGAACTAAGGGACTCATATCTTGTAGGCTTACGCCTTGAAAGGAGGACTACTTTATCCAGCCAATCTGCAACATTGACGATGCAAAGATAGAAGCAATTTTTGAAACTACCAAATGTGAAAAAATATGTAATTCGTTAATCTGTAAGATATTCAGATTTTAGGTATACGCTTGGTGTGCAGTAGGTATACAAATGATTACAAAGTTAAAGTAGGTTAAAGAATATTTAGCATTCAAGTTTATTTTGTTACCTTTGTAGCGAGTAAAACAAGCAATTTAGTTTCTTTAACTATTTTATGTTACTATTTTGTTACTCACTAAAAAGCAGTAATTCTTAATATTACTGATTATCAATCGGTTACAAGTTTAAAGTAAGCACTCATAATGTTTTTGTATAATATGAAAAGGGGTGCTTGTGAAAGTACCCCTTTTATGTATAGGTTTACTACATGGCGATGCATTTTGTTCTATGTCACGACGCACAGACTTCTACATCGCCATGTAATTTCAAAGATATCGGGAGTTTTAAAAAAGCCTGTTACTATTTGATTTTAGCACCAAATGACTTTACAAACTTAATCTTCTTGCCTTTTGCGATGATTGGCTTCTTCCATTCACCACCCAAAACACGGATAACAGCCTTCTTGCCTACAGGAACCGCATCTACAGCCTTCTGCAAATCCATGAAATTGCCCCGACCTTCTGCAGAGACTACATAATCATAATGGCAGACATGAGACTTCAGCGCTGGCACCTGCTCAGCTACAGCATCAGCAAGCGCACCGGCAACCACACGTGCACCATATACATTATAATGGGTATTATCTTTTTTACCCTTAGGAACCTGCGGATTCTCGCCAGGCATAAACCACATATGTAATTTGCGGCTGCCTTCAATACCCATGCCCGTTTCTATATCGTGGGTAATCTTGGTAGCATCAACAAACGGAACATTCAGCTGCTTTGCTACATTGTGGGGAGCTATCACATAAGCTCCGTGGGTGTCGATAAGCGTATCGCTATTAATCTGCTCCTTTCCATCATATACTTTATTGCGAAGCTTCTCGTCATCATCATTCTTCAATTCTGCAGAATAATAGCAGCGACGAACCACCGCATTGAACAGTACAGGAATGCCACCCTTGGCACGGGTTTCATTTACATATCTGGCAAGGTTTGCATCAAAAGTAGATCCCGGATCAGTATGACGGTCAGGCATTGACTTCTCATCGTTATGCCCAAACTGGATAAACACATAATCACCTGGCTTTATTCTATCCAAAACCTTTTTCCATCTTCCTTCATTGATAAAGCTCAAAGAAGAACGGCCATTAACAGCATGATTGTCAACAATCACCTTGTCATCAAAAAAGCCTTGCAATACCATCCCCCATCCTCGCTCTGGATTATTTCTAAAACCACCTTTCTCGGCAGCGGTAGAATCACCTATTACAAAAATCGTTGTTGTCTTTGTGCTGGATGTCATCAGCAACGCCAGTATGAATACACATAAAATAGCTTTTATTTTTTTCAT